AGTCACGGACAAGGGGATTAGTTTCACAGAAACTAACTATTTTTGAGCCTCTTGTTTCAGCACTGCTGCCATTTGAGGATCCTTTTCTAATAGTATCATTTGTTGAGTGAGATTGCCCGTTTTCCAAGGGTTTACCTGACCTCCACCAGCGTTTGCCACAGGACTTGGTTTTGCACCCATTCCAGCGGCAGAACTTGGCTTAAAGTGATGTTCATAACCACTGCCAGGGTTTTTGAGACTCGTGAGATAGGTATTAAGATCCTGTTCCACACCTCCGTTTAGGACAACAACTTTTCCTTCAGCGTTCTTTTGTAACTTGTTTTGTAACAAAGAAAGCATCTGCTCTGCGTTTATAACTCCTTGATTGCTGATAGCTGCAAGTGCTGTTGTCTTTGTAGAAGCTGTTTCGTGAGAGTTTTTCATCTCTTCAAGCTGCTGAGTAAGACTTATTATCTGCTGATCTTTTTCCTGTGCAGTTTTATTGGCTTCTTCCCAAAGAGTTTTCCATTGACCCTGTTCTTCTAAGTCTCTGGTTCGTTTTTCTTCTTTTTGCTTGTAGACTTCATCAAGTTTACCCTTGATACCTTTAAATTTTTCCTGTGCTTCGATAGCTTCTTTTTTAGCAGCAGCTACCTGTGCTTCATATTGCTTCTTGATGCTATCAAGATTTGGTGCTTGTGGTTGTGAAGGAGTGTCAGTCACAGACTGTTCAGCGTTGGTCACAGACTCAGGCTGAATTACTTTTTCTTCTGGTTCCATTAATTATTCGGATAAAGGGCTGTCAGTTTTCTTTTTAGCAACTTTCTTTTTGGTTGCTTTTGGTTCAGGAGCAGGACACGCTTCAGCAATTTTTTGTGCTTCAGACTTAGGTTCTACTACTTCCCATTTGTAAGTTCCGTCAGGTTGCAGAACATGATCTATTGATCCAGCCATAAATTTTATGTACTTATATACTATTGTAGCAGCTTATTCGGGTTTGGCTTCGTTAGCTGTTGGTAAAACTTCACCTTGGACTAAAATATCTCTAAATTCCTCTCTATCAATGACTTGTTGATCGAATAGTGATGTCAAAGCTGTAATATCCTGTCCGATTAGTCTTTCTATATCGAAATCTCTACTTATTTTTACTTCTGGTGGCTCGATTCCAACATATTCGGCTGAGAGGTTGAAGGCTTTTTGTAGTTTTTGCTCTAATTCCATAGACACCATTGCAAGCATGGAGTTTGTATCTACACGATCTAGTCTGCGAGCATCTGCTGATTCTGCAACGAATTTCTGTTGTGATAATGTACTGATTCCGAGTGTTGCCATCTGCATCTGAAGCTCTTTTATTTCTGCTGACTGAGCATCAAAAGCACTGGAAGCTGGCTCTACATAATAGATTTTATTGCCAGGTTGTGTAGCCATTGCGTAGTTCACAGATATGGCAAGGTCTTTAGTTTGATCGTCATAACCTTCCATAACCAGTAGGGGCTGTGAAGCAACGTGCAAACTGTGTATAAGGTCAGCTTGTCTCTGGAAATGTGCAAGATTTAGGTATGCAATGTCCAGTAGAGGTGGTTTACTTACTAAATTATCTGTTTTACCAGAATAAATTGTTACTAAAGGTATTTCACCGAGAGAAAAACTGCCAGATTCTACCTGTTTGTAATCTTTATCGGCTGAACCCATTTCAAAGTCGCCAGTGACACTGTTATCCGATACGTCATACATTTCTTCAATCTGTTCCTTTTTGCGAAATACTCTATACCTACCAGGTTCTATTACTCTGATCTGGTCAAACACTTTCTCGCCAAACTGTCCGTCAGGTAGCACAGCCTTTTCGCCTATTCTCACCTGTATTAAGTTTCCGTAATTAGATTCTCTGTCTAGTCTCCAGCCATAGAGATTTGTTGGGTCTACTTCGATCCAGTATGGTCTGCGGTTCTGTTGACGTTCTTCTGCAAGACTTACTGCTCCTGATGGTGCGGGATAGTCTACGAGTATGTGGCTTTGGCCGTATGTGAGAGAACACATTAATATTCTTCTTGCGTATTCGTCTAGGTCTGATTTGCAGCCATCCACATCCATCTTGAACATTTCTGTCCAGTATGGGTCGCCTGTTAATGTTATTGGTTTGCGAAGTACTAAACCTGCTGCTGCTCGAATCAGTCTTTGTGTAAATGGGCTAAATACTGCTCTGTTTACTCTGGCAAGATAAGCGTCAAAATCTTCTCGTGGTTCTAAAGGTAGGAACGCTTCGCTATTTTGTCTTAGATAATCTGTGCCCTCACTTACAGCTTTCATTATTTCCCAACCTTTCATCATGTCTAAGACAGCCCTCGTGCGAGTAAAAGGACTGTCTATCCCACCTACCGAAGTAGATGAGACAATATTTGTTCTAATTGGTCCAGGTACAGCGTATGTCATTTAACACCTCCATCGTTTTAATGCTAACGCTTTTCTTGTAGGCCGCCCTTTACTATCTTTCATTGGACCTTTAACTCCTTTCATACGAGCACAAAAACTTTTTCTTCTTGCGGCTCTTTTTCCTGTTGGATTCTTTTCAGTTACAGGTGCTTGTAAATTGCTACCTGTTGCACGATTATATTTAGCTCTACCTTTAGCAGTCAGCCCTCCCTTCTTAGACTTTTCGCCTCTACCAACGGATAAACTAACTCCTCTACGTTTAGACATTATTTTCCTTTTTTCCTCATTGCTATTCTATGTGCTTCCATAAATGTTTTACCCTTTAACATTTCTTCTTTCATTATTGTCATGTGTTTTGCAGTATGAGTACCCTTCTTCTTATGATTTGCTAGAGCAGTCTTTTGCCTAGCTGTAAGTTCTTTCTTAGATTTCATTTCTTTTTCCTTCCTTTCTTTTTGGAACGTAACTTTTTCAAGTCGGCAGCAGTGATCTTATCCCGTGGTGGGGCTACAGCAGCGAGCTTACGTTGCTTTGCTGAATAAGATTTTTTGGGCATTAGAGAGCAGCAGTGATGTCTCCGTTAGTTATAAAACTAACTGAAACTGTGTTCAAGTCTCCAACAGCAGCACTGTATGTTGTTCCTGTAATAATTCC